CTATAATCTTCTAAGGATCCATAATGGAATACTACCAGTTTCTAACAAGCGTCACAGACGACGTTCTCTCAGTCGTTCGTTTTTACGACGACGAAGAAGACTTTATTTATGACTTCGAGTTGCGAGACTGGTTACCATTCAGTATCTTTAGGGATATAGAAGAGGAAGCTACTCTGACAGCAATTTTTGAAGACGAGGTTCTCAATGCCCAACTCCATACGCACTGAAACGTTTCATGCTCAAGCCCTATACGACCTGTCCTACTATGTCAAGATGATCGTCTTGCACCTTGGCGGTGCATCGGCGATCTCCGGACTTAGTAGTGAACAAGCTCGTATAGATGCCTATGAGTTCGGAACTTTCTATGCGTGGGAGCGGTTTAGGGAACCCTATCTCGATGCTGCCGACTTTGAAGATCCAGAACACTGGTAATTCTTTGTTCTGTAAGCGAACTTCATCGTCACGTTCCATAATAGTCGAAAGACGACCTATGGTTAACTCAATGCCGTGAGGCATTCACCGTCAGGAGGGATTAAGCATGGAAGATATTCTAAACGAGTACGTCCTTCAACTCATACAACAGTTGTTGGATTGGCTCGCACGACTCTTCGCAGCGCTTTCCACTTCCGTGACATAGGAGTGGTCGATTGGTAGCTCCAATTGTCGATTTAGGCCCCACCAGCTCAACTCGTTTTGGTTTTGACTCGTTCGGTGGTACTTACGCACAGTTTTATGCGCGTAAGCATCGAAGACGTCAAGCCAAGCCGTTCAACCTGGTGTTACCCTACGACGCGATATACAACTCGGTGTTAGACTACCAACGTAGTTCCAGCATCGCTAGTGTATCGTTTGACGCGAATGACGGCATGCCGTACACACTTCCGTGGGTCTCGGTCGAAAATCTTTCTTACGAAAGACTTCGTGCTAAGATCTATGATCGTGTAGCTGCGGGTGTCGATTTCGCGGAGCATAGACAAGCAATCGGTATGATTGTCTCTACTGCTACCACACTCCTTAATACGTACCTAGCTGTGCGTCAAGGCAGGTTTGGAGATGCCGCTAAGGCTCTCCGAATGAAGTTCCTCCCAAAAAGAGTGAGCAAATTTAAATCTGCTGGAAACAATTGGCTAGAGTTTCACTTCGGTTGGGAACCCTTGATAGGCGATATGTATGACGCCATCAAAGTCATTGCCGACCCTGTGAAATCGTATTCACTTGAGAGAGGTCGTGCGACAATACGAGGCTTTAAGCAGACAGCCGCTGTTGACTACGGATCCGTTATCGAATCCTGGACAGCAAACGGCTCATTGTCTGTTACTCAAGGCGTTCGTCTTAAGTTCGCATCACCTGGGGCTAGCCATACGCTTGATCAATGGGGTATAAACAACCCTCTTGTTATAGCGTGGGAGTTAGTTCCTTTCTCTTTTGTAGTCGACTGGTTCGTAAATGTTGGCGACTTTCTTCAGTCACAAACGGACTTTACCGGATTGACCTTAGAATCTGTGTTTCGGTCTTACAAATCGGATATGGTGCTGGATGTACTCAAGTACACAAAACCTGGGTTCTTTCCAGCATACACCGCTAGTTGTAAAATTCGAAGCATAGAGTCGGGACGCTACACGTCGCTTAGTGGAGTTAGCCTCGAGGTCAGAAAAATCAAACCCCTGTCTCTTGTACGTGGTGCCACGGCAATTTCATTATTGCTTCAGCAACTATACAAATGATTAGGGAATTTAACCAAATTACTGGATATTTTCCAGGCTCTTAGGAGTTTTCATGCCTACAATGGCAGCTATCACCGTCAAGAGGGCGGACACGACTACCGATATCGTTTTCGACGTTATCACGGGCTCTGGGGGTGATGTTTCCCCCGCCGTATGGCGTCAAGATACTGGTAATACTGCCGGTCTTCCTGTCGGCTACCGCGCGACGTTCAAGTGTGCAAGTAAGTGGAATGGGCCTAAAACGGCTCGGCAAGTTAGCTATGAAGCTAGCTTCCCGTACCCCGTCCTCAGCTCTGACACCGGCTTGTACATGGTCCGTGATCGTGTGGTGGCAACCGGTGTTATCACTCTCCCTGTCGGGATCCCTGGAACCGCGCTTTCCGAAGCTGCGGCCCAGATTCCTAACCTGATCGCTTCAACGCTCATGAAGAGCGCCTATGCGGCAGGTTATTCTCCTGTTTAACAGGAAATAGAGGGAACTGATGACATCATCGTTGTCCACTTCGTCACGATACATCCTCAAAGTTCTTGAGGATCTGGATACGCCTATTTCTTTGTCTTTAGCAATTCGTCTAAAGCATGGAGACATGGCGGGGATTCTGTCTTATTCGACGGATCCACGACACTACTTGACACCCGAGGCTTATTACCGTGACACCCAAGCGATCGCGTTGTTTAAAAAGCGACGTGACCTGCGTGTTCCCGGTATTGATTTGGCGGCTATCACTCTTAAAAAGTGGTGGGCTGCCGAGCACGAGTGTTATAGGTCTAATGAGCGCCTCTCCCGCTTCTCCTTCCCCAATACTCTCGGGGAACAAGATACGGCTATCTACAGCTTTTTGCTGAAGGTAAGGAAAAAGATGCTCTCGTGGATTGGTCCTACTCCACCTAACTTGGATAACATCCAAGGACGGTTCGGACCTGGTGCTACGTATTCGGACAAAGGCCGCTTGACTACCGTGCCTGATAAAATGAGTTCGACACCCACCTTAACCGGCGATGCTTTTTGGTATCTCCTTCCATTTCTTCAAACGAAGTGGGGGCGAGTCAGCCAAGAGTATAGCCGAGGGATCGATCAAGTACGCGGAAATCGTTTCCAAGTTGTTCCCAAGACTGCCCTGACGGGGAGACCTATTGCGATTGAACCCGCAATAAATATCTTCTATCAGTTAGGTCTTGGAACTGCTCTCAGGCGCCGCCTTCAGAAAGCGACGTCCTGGGACCTTGATCACGCGTCAGACATCCATCGTAATCTCGTTCGTGAGAATTCGATTACCGGACACCTGGCCACTATTGATCTCTCCTCTGCTAGCGACACCGTGTGTTACGAGCTAGTTAAACTCGTGATGCCGTCTGCTTGGTTTCGGGAGCTAAATGCTCTTCGATCCCCATTTACAAAAGTGGGCACCAAGTGGGTCAAGCTGGAGAAATTCTCCAGCATGGGTAACGGTTACACTTTTGAGCTTGAAACCCTAATTTTTGCCGCTATTCTTTCAACTATGTTGGAAGAGGAAGGCGCTTTAGGAGTCTTAGGGCAGGATCTTTTCGTCTTTGGTGACGACATTATCTTGCCTTGTGACAAAGCTCGGAGTGCAATCGCAGTTCTCAAGTTCTTTGGTTTCTCGGTTAACACCGAAAAGACCTTTCTTAGCGATTCCTTCTTTCGAGAATCGTGCGGCGCCGACTTCTTTTTGGGAGTCGACGTTCGCCCGGTTTTCTTGAAGGACGCTATATATGAACCTGCGGAACTTATACCATGGATTAACTCTACGCGTCATCTGTACCAGAAGCTTGAGTCTTTCGGTCAGACTTTGGATTACACGGGTTGGCATCTTCTTCTTGATTGCCTTCCTGTGGAACTTAAAGCCTGTCGAGGACCTACGGCTCTTGGTGATGTGGTCATTCATGACCATGTCGATCGATGGCGTTACAAGTGGAAACATGGTATCAGGTACTTCCGAGCTGTTAAAACAGTTCCCAAAAGACTTCCTTGGGATCACTGGTACAGCGAGGTCGTACTAGCTAGCGCACTTTATGGTGTTGGTGATGGAAAACCACACCCTTTTACGGGCGGGACCGTCGGAGTTACTCCGCGCAATCCCGTTCGTAGCCATAAAGTGGGTTGGGTCCCCTGCTCGTGAGAGCGGGGCTCTAAGGTAAACAACCTTTAGTCGTTTAGGAGTTAATTCTCCAGAGAGGGCC